CCGGGAGTCCAGTTCAATGGCTCATTGATTGAAGCCCATCTGATTAACATTGGGTCAAAAGACGCTGAACCAAATTGCGTTGCTCCAAACGCACAGAGATGCCTATCGTTCTGAGAGACCATCAACTGCATCACTTGCGATGGAACATTGGCTCCAACAAATCCTGCGGCGGTTGCGGCGGTTGACATTGGAACCGCTCTGACAGAGAACGTCGCCTCATATGACCAGTAATATGGCGCACCATTTCTGATGTTCATAACAGAGTCATTGTCGAAGTGGTCGTACCACCAGTCTCTTTGATCAACGACCAAAGGCGTGATCGTACCCGTACCCCAACCTAAACGACTCCAAGCGCCAGCACTCCAGCCATAGCCATACAGGTCAATGTTGTTGCCAGCTAGAATAGGAAAGACCGCCGTAATTGCTGTGCCGCCACCTGTCGTTGTACTGGTCGCTGCGGTGGTTACTTGAATCTGAAAGTTGTCGCTATCAACCAATGCATAGACTTGAAACTCTGCATTGAATTCTGCTTGTGGGATACCACCAATCGGACCAACAACGCCAGAAAAGGTGACGTACTCACCTGTAGCGTTGACGCCATGACCGGGAATGTTGACGTTGACAATTCTGGAACCGTTTGTCGTGTCAAAGCAGTTGTTGGTCGTAGGCGATGTAAACGTTGCTCGGGCAGGGGTAAGGTCTCGTAGGTTGCCACCTACCTCTGCGTAGAGGTGATTGGTTGTGCCAATCCACAGAATGTTGTCACTATTGGAAGTGACGTAATTAAACATCTGGCGGCAGATACCATTGATCGAAACCGTTGGGTCGCTCTCCCACCCGCCAATCTTTTGAGGATAGCCTGATAGAAAGCGGATCTTTTCGGACTCGTAGTAACCACCCTCGTTGGCGTAGTTAGTGGTGTCTCGATTGACCCCCGGTTTAATTTTGACTTTGGTAAATGCCATGACGTTTAAACATTACGCTCGAAGTGCGGGCAGTCAACCAAAGACCGGAAGTTGCCGCCCCAGCGATTCTTTGGATGTAAGGACTCCCAGAAAGCGCCAAGGGGTGCAAGCGTTGCCTTGTCCCAGATAATCTTGCCATCTTTAAAAAAATTAAGGTCGATGGCGCACCGCTTCAGGTGAATCGAGTTCATGGTCTTGGAGCGCCCAGCCTTAACGTGAATAGCCTGTTGCTCTGGGGTACGAGCCAACTCACCACCCGTTACCGTAAAGCCCTGCTCTGTAGCGTACTGAATCAGCTTGCAGGAGTCCAGAAGGAATGCTGCCTGTTCTTTTACAAGACTCATTTTTGCATCATCCTTTGCGCTGCCGAATCTCAGTAATCTTCTCAATGCTACGCGAGCCAAAGTACGCACCGAACACCAGCATTCCCCAATTTCCTAGCAAAGTAACATATGACTCGTTAGCATTCATGCCAAACGCACTCATCATTGCAAAAAGAAAATATCCGGTAAAAATAGCAATCAAAGATATTGGGCGAATATTTTTAGACAGCCAAGAGTCGGAAGCCATGTCTGCCTTCCAACGCTCCGAGACATTGTTCTCTTGGTTGGCTTGCGCCGCTAAGAGCGCCTCCAGTTCCTGCTGCTCTAGCTTGGCTTTCTCAATACCCAACTCAAGAAGACGCTCTTCATGGTCATACTGGAGTTGACGTAGCTTCTCCACTTCCTCCGGACTTGGGTTGTCAGAAATCTTGACCCCAAGGGTCTTCTCAACAACCTCTTTGCCTTTGGCTTGGATTGCGCTAGACAGGAGGTTTAAACCACTTTCTGCCAGCGTACCAAGCAATGCGCCAACGATTGGAACCATGTCACCCCCTTACGCTGGTAAATTGCTCTTCGCCCTTCTTAACAGTGACCTTGTCACCATCTACCGCAACGGACAGTGGATCTCGATCTGCCATTCTGTCCAGACGCTCAATCAACTGCTTCATTACCTCAAACTCGGGCTTCTCTTGTTTTGGGTTTGCGCCAGCAATGCCGTTGATCATTTGAATCAAAGCAGTCAATGCGGCAGAAACTAGACCAATTACGGCAGCAATCTTTCCTTCGTCAAGCATGATGCTGGCAACCACACCGATCAGAACGATTAGTGTGATGGCAAGCAAACCCCATTTGCCGATGGCTTTCCCTGCAACTTCTTTAGCAGAAGATGCAGCCTCAAGTCTGAGCATCTCTGCTCGGACATCAAGCCGCGCCTTAGTCAGTTCCTTGTCCCCGAACACCATGTCACACCTGCGGCATCAGCGACTTCAGTTGCTCCGGCGTCTGAGCGGCATCCATCTGAGCCTGAAGCGCAGCGTACTTGTCACGAATCGCCTGACGAGCAGCTTCAGCGGCAGCAGCATCGTTGCCGGGAATCTGCTTCATGATGATTGCATCATGTGGCTCAAACTCAACCGCACGGGCAGTGCGACGAGCAGCGTGGGCGATGTCTTTCGCCTTGGTCATGTTTACGTTAATCATGCTTCCTCCTTAGCAGGGAACTCGTTGGACTCAGCGCCAACACCATCAGTCAAAATGCTGGCATCAACCTCCCAAGCATTGCGGAAAGTGCGGTCAGACGGAATGTCTGATACATCCACAATCTTGTAAGGCTTGCCAGCAGGGACATCCTTAGCGGCAATCTCTTCAATGGTATGTTCTTGTAGGCACTCAGGCGTTGGGATGAGGACAGAGATACCGCCTTCGTCGTTTTGATAAATGACTCGTTGATTCATGATTTTTCCTTTCGTAAGTTGTTTGTGATTAGCGGGATACAGCCAAATTAACTTGTGCAGAATCACGCGCAGTAGAAGCAGCGTCTGACACTCTTACCCTAAACAAACTGCTAGTTCTTGCAGTTAAATCTTCTCTTGTGAAAATAACCGCGAACCCACCAATAGAAGAAATACTACAAGTACCTGAAACTGCATAATTTGCGTCTGTCAGTGCATTAGTCATATTTACTGTGTAATCGCCAGTTCCGTTATCAGTAATGCTTGATACATTTCCACTCTGGCGAATCGCTACAGTACCCGTGCCATCAAAGTTCACCCAAGCACGGCAACCATAGGCTATGGCGACAGACCCGTAACCTGAGTTGAATAGGAAGTTTCCGCTTGCGTCGAACTCGCCAACCTGAGTCCCGCCCTCAGCAAAACCAATACGGTCAGCGCCGGGAGAATAAATGCCAGTGTTGGTGTCGCCTGTAAAGGTTATGGCTGGGGCTGATGCGGTTCCTGCTGCGAAAGTAGATACTCCCGTCTGAGCCACTGTTCCAGTAACAGAAATACCAGATCCTGTAACTGCCACTATAGTTGAACCATTACTTTGCAGATTCAACAAGCCATCATTCCCGCCCGTGGTCTTTAGACCAGACGTACCGGAGACTACGCCGTCATCCGAGTTGATTATGCTAGGCATGAGTTACTCCTTGTTTCTTGTATCGTTAGGGTAGATGATGGGTGTCATGATTGTCCTTTAGCGGTCTATTGATACGCAATTAAATTCAGTATCAACAATGCCAGTAGTAACCCTAAAAGTAATTAATCTAACGGCTGAAGTTGTTGGAGTTGTTCCAGAATCAATATTAAGAATTGTTCCGTTAACCGCGCTAGTTCTGTTTGTTGTGGCAACAACAGAGTAATTAGCATCCGACAGCGCATTAGTAAAGTTTACTGTATAAGTACCAGTACCATTGTCTGAGATGCTCGACACGTTCCCACTGCCGCGAGTGGCGACTGTACCTGTTCCATTAAAGTTAACCCATGCACGGCATCCATAAGCTATAGCCGCAGAACCGTAACCAGAGTTAAAAAGGAAGTTGCCGCTTGCATCAAATTCACCAACCTGCGTACCGCCTTCTGTAAAGCCAATACGATCCGCACCCGGAGAATAAATACCGGTATTGGTATCGCCAGTGAATGTCAAAGACGGGGTAGATGCTGAACCAGCGCCAACGTCAAGAGTCGTTAAAGCTATCGAGCTTCCAGCAACAACTGCCGTGCCGCTTGCGGCTGGCAACGTTAGCGTGAAGTTACTGTTCGAGTTCGGAGACGCGATAGTGAACGTGCCTGTTCCCGCTGCATCACCTGATAAAGCAATTTTGCTCATGAATTACTCCTGATTAGCGGAAGATGGCGACATTAACAACTGGTGAATCTACTAATGCGTTAGACCCATTTTTTGTAAAGACGTTAGCTGTACTTGTGGTAGTGGCTCCAGAACCACCAATGGTAGAGTTATTATCCGTACTATTTTGACCACGCGCTGTTACATTTACCACATAGTTTGCATCAGGCATCGCATTAGTAAAGTTAACGGTATATGATCCTAAACCAGCATTATCCGTAACGCTCGACACATTCCCACTACCACTAATAGCTCCACCCGTACCGTTGAAGTTGACCCATGCTCTGCAACCAAATGCTCTTGCAACTGATCCGTAACCAGAGTTGAATAGGAAGTTGCCGCTTGCGTCGAACTCGCCTACCTGAGTACCGCCTTCAGTGAAACCAATTCTGTCAGCACCGGGGGAGTAAATGCCGGTGTTGGTATCACCAGTGAATGTGACCGAAGGGGTAGATGCTGAACCGGCGGCAAATTCAACTGTCTGTGCGCCGCCAGCAATAACAACCGTGCCAGTTGAGTCAGGGAAAGTAACAGTGCGGTTACTTGTAACAGAAGCTGGAGCAGTCAACTCAATGTAGTTGGTTCCATTATCCGAATCCTCAGCAAGTCTGACGCGACCCTGCGTGGTAGATGTACCACCTACCTCAATTAGACCGTCACCATTAATCGTAATAGGCATTATTTTCTCCTTACAGAATCAGCCAACGCTGATCCGTTGCAACCGTAATTGTCACACCCGAATCTATAGTGATCGGACCCACACTCAAACCATTCTCACCGCTTGCAATGGTGTAGCTGACTGACGCAAGATTCTTATTGGTCATGATTGCGCCACCTGCCTGTGCGCCACCAATGCCACCCCACAGCGCATTGCCATACCCCTCAAACTGGTTAAGGGTAGTGTTGTACCGGATCATTCCGTTGGCTGGGGAGCCGCTTCTCTGCGCCGTGGTTCCAACAGGTAACTTGACCTGACCAGTGCCGCTGAACGTTCCGTCGCCAATAGAGGTCAGCGTTTCAACGGTCAGGTTGCCAGCGTAGTCAAACTGGTAAGTAATGTCCGTGCCATCGTTATAGACAATGGCGGTCTTACCGTTCGGGATGGTCACCCCGACACCCGCCACAATCACCTGAATGCTTTGACTACCTGTCGTGCCATTCTTGATGATGTAAGTCTTATTGATTGCCGGGACAATCAAGTCTCTGGTGGCTGTCAGGCTGAGGGTAGATGTCAGATTCAGGAATAATGCCCGAGCATCCTGCAACGCATTTGAGTTGGTCAGAGTAATGGTTTTGTTGGCATCCGATGTAAACGACACCGTAGCCCTGCCCAAGATGCCCTGCTCCAGCGCATACTGGAAGTTATTGTTGGTTGTGGTTCCCCAAGTACCAACCTGCTCACCAAGCCCGATGAGTTCAATTTTTAGGCTGCTTGAGTATGTAGATGGCATTTTGCTTTCCTCTTGTCAAATAATTACACAACCAGCCATCTTTGACCAGACGCGACTGTTACTGATATGCCGCTGGCGAGAGTAATTGGTCCTACCGATTGCGCGTTCGTGCCGGTATCTACAGTGTAGTTTTCGGTCACCGTAGTGTTATTCACGACCAGCGCACCAATTCCTCCACCCCCATGCGTAGCCGTTCTGCCAGCCGGATAGGTAACGAACACATCCTTCGTTCCTGCCGAAAAGTTGACCAATGACCCACTGTTCGAGGAGGACAAAACCGTGTCACGGGATAGCGTGGTTCCGCTGGAGGTATATGTACCAATCCCTACCTCCCACTCATCATTTCCAGCAATGGTGTAGAAGGTAGTGTTTCCGTTCCCAATTGCCGAGAATGACTGGAATCCAGTTACCGCACCTGCAAGCGTGATTGTCCCCGTACCAGTTGTGGTCGTGGTTTCCTTAACACGATCTTTAACAACAAGCGCCATATTAGTTTGATGTCTTTATGACATTCCAAGTGGTTGAGTCAGCAGTGTTAATAATCGACCATGTGTCACTGTTCTGTGCATTGATTAAGTTCCATGTTACCGACTGGCTATCGTTAATCAGTTCCCAAAGCAGCCTTCCTAATACGCTATCAGATGCCCTAGCAAGTTCAGCCACGTTTACCGAATAGATTGGCAACGTTGAGGTTCTATCTGAACCAGACGCTGACTCTTCCACCAGTACGCCAAAATCAATTGCGCCACTGACCAAGTCGCTAATTACGGCAGACTCATCTACCGAAACAATTAGTGTCAAACCTCCAGAAGGCGCATCTGATGCGGTAACAGATTCTTCAATGTTTCCTGCAAAAGCAAAAGAAGAAGACACCGAATCAGCGGCGGTTGCGGTTTCAGATGCCGTCGCAATAAATGTAGCGATTGCTGAAACAAGCTCTGAGACAGTCGAGGACTCTGTAATCAACCCACCAAAGTCCACAGACGCAGCGGCTTGATCGGAACCTGTAGCAGCCTCAGTGACGCTTGCCCCAAATGTGACAGCAGCAGATGTTTCATCAGAGGCGGCGGCTTGCTCAGATGTTAAAGAACTAAATGACACACCGGCAGAAATACTATCGGCGGCTGTTGCTGTCTCACTGACCGTTGAAACGAAGACCACACGAGCAATCACCGTTTCCGATGCTGTCGCTGTCTCATCAATACTGGCTCCAAATGTAACATTGGAACTGATCGAATCAGAACCAGTTGCCGACTCAAGGATGCTGCCACCAAAATCAACCAAGGCAGAAGCCGTGTCGGTTGCGATGGTCAGTTCAATGACTGACACTGCATAGGTGACGCTACCAGAGATAGAATCTGTGCCAGTTGCTGACTCTGTAATGGTTGTCGCAAAAACGACATTTGCGGAGATGGAGTCTGCCCCCGTCGCACTCTCCGTAATCGAAGAGGCGAACGTTGCCAGTGCGCTCAGAGTGTCTGAGGCATTGGCAGATTCAGCAACCGTAACAGCGTAAACAGCACCAGAAAGTGATGAATAGGGTGCGGTTGCGTAGGGGACTAGTCCGTACATCCTTAAGCAGCAGACAGTTGGTCTTCCTCAAACCAGCGTTGCTGCTTGCTTCCGCTATCGTCTGTCCACTCGACCAGATAGAAGAACGTACCGTTCTCATCCATGCGAAGCGCAATAACAGGACCCTGCGGAACAACAGACGCCAGCTTTACGTTTTGACCCTTTGTATATTTCGTAGCCATGATTCCTCCTTATGCTGCGTCAAGGCTAAACTGGTAAGTGACGTTCAGCGTGTCACCGCTCACAACAGCGCGATCACCCGGAGACTGGAAATCAGACGCCGAGAACAAGATGCCTGTCGTACCACCCTTGGTGTTATTGTTGGTTAAGAACGCGCCAGCAATGGTCGCTGTTCCGTTAATGCTGAAAACAGCTACCGAAGCTGAGTTGCTGATCACCGAGGGGTCAGCAGTCGTTGCAGCACCGAAAGTGCAAGCAGGGCGTGTTGCTTGGCTGTAAGAAGTATCTTCTGTCCAGCCAGCATGGGAAGACATGGTGTCGCCCGGATCGATAGTTGTGCCAGAACCCGGTCCGGTAATCAGACCTAGATACCAAGTCGCCGTGTAGGACGAACCCGAAAAATACTTGTCGTTCATGTCCTTCAAGCCGACATTCACCACAAGGTTCTTGGACTCCTCTTTCCATTTTAGGTTGCCGTCTTTGTCACGGCACTCAACGAAAAACACGCCGCCACCGCGAGCGCCCTCTTCCGATGCGCCACCATTCAGGACTTCGGAGAAGACCTTGTCGGTGGATTTTGCTTTGCTGTTAATCATTTCATACTCCTTAAGAAATCCGAATCAAAGCCGAACTGTTGGTATTGGCAGGGAACTGCACCTGAAAGACAGATGTCGATGTCCTGTCAGCACCGAAGTCCAAAACACAAATTGCCGCTCCACCGTCTTTGTAGATCAGCGCACCTCGGGCAGTAAATGCCCCGTTCCATGACACATCCCCAAAATCGATGAAAGATGTGCCATCGGAAATTGCCACGGAAGGAGTCAGCACCTCACCGCCAGCCGTATACCCAGTCTCAGACACCTCACCGTCCGTGGTGTATGCCGCAGTGGTGTCATCCAGTGTTGCGGCATTGGTGTACAGAGCAATCTTGAATACGTCAGTCGTACCGGTAGCGAAGTCAAAGTCCCCGCTTGGAAGACCCAGTTTAAACGTGTTGCAGGTGTAGTTACCGGTGAAAGCCATTACTTGACCTCCATCCGGTACTGACCAGACCTGTAGGCATCCTGACGCTCCATGCCATCGCCCAGACGCTTGGCAAGTGCCAGAGCCTCGTTATAGCGCCCGATGTACATATCCGTTACATCCTTCTCAGACTTCATGAAGGCTGCTGCTTCTAGCATTGAGCCATACAGCAAGACCGAATCCATGTTGTCTCCCAGCCATGTCTGACCGCTGGAAGCCACAGTGATCGACTCAGGGTAGTAGTAGTAATGCAGTTCTACGCTGTAAGAAATATTCGGCGTTGGTCCCAAGATGAAGGTCAATTCGTTCGTAATGACCGGCGGGGTATTGTTGGTCGTGGTTGGTCCAAACAGGGCGTAGTAGTAAGGCTTGCCTGTGTCATTTGGACTTGGAAACGACTCCCGAATAAAGTTCACATCCTTGTTCAGCAGGTACAAATACTCATTGGTTACCGGATCAATAACGGCAATCGAATAGACCGCCAGAAAGTCCCCCGGTGAAGAGAGGTATTTGTTGTTTGCTGTTATGGTTCCAGTGACGTTCTTACGCAGCGAGGGAAACTGAACCGAGTTATAGATGCGCTGTTCAGCCTGTAGGATGAACGTGTTGAGCTGCGCGTCCGAAGTCAAGCCACCCGCGCCAACCGCTTGCGGGAAGTCGTTCTCGCAGTACGCCTTGATCCGCGCTTTCAGTTCAGTGTAGTTCACTGATTACCCCATCTTGGTGCTATGACCGAAACCTTTGCTGGTGTTCTTTGTGCCACGGGTACGCTGAGTTTGCGTATTTGGCGTGGCATTCGGATAGCCAGTGTTTGGTGTTGGCTGTGTGTAAGGCTTAGGCTGAACGTACTTATTGCATGGGTCAGCAGTTTCAGCCGGAAAGTATTCAAACTTGTCGGTATTCATTAACCACCTCGCGAAGTAGAACGTTGATTCATGGTACGAGCAACGTTGCGCCCGTACTTCTTCATTGCCTCGGATGTCACGCCACCCTTGGCGTAGCCCTTGCCATGCATCTTTTTCTCGTGCGCTTTGACCTCAGTCTTTGCGATTTTCTTCATTTTGCTGGTTTCCATCTTTATGCTCCTATGTCGTTACAACCGTCACTGTTCCCAACTGAATCCCAAGAACAAGATTGTTGGGCGTTAACCCATCATCATTTGCCCTCGACCCGCCAACAGGGGCAAACCCCCACTGGAAAATCCTACTGCCGCCTTCTGGCGTACCGGTCTGATTCTGATTAGGACCAGTGGTGTTCACCAGTTGCAAGCCGCTTAAGCCCGATAGGCGATAACTCAAGTCCGGTCTTGGATTCCGAATCGCTTGAGGATCATCTACCGGATACATCCCCAGTTGCAACTGCGGTTGATCAGGTTCCCAGCACTCCGGGCAGACCAGAATATTGACATTCTTGGTCTTAATGATCAGCCGTTTTAACTGCTTTAGTTTGAACCGGAAAGCACAACGGTCACACTCCGCAATCGAGTTTTTGCCAGAAGCAAATCTATTTCCCATGCTTTACTCGATAAAGTATCTGCGCGGCACAAACCGGACTGCGGACTTGTCTCGATCCTCCTCGGTTGCATACTTCCATTGTTCGTCATACTGCATCTTCAAAGATGGCAACATCTCAGGCGAAATCTTCTGGGCTAGGTAATAAGCCAATCCAGCAATCATGCAGTTCAGGAAGCGGAATGGGATGTCCTGTGTTTGAACACCATTACCTGCATCCTGAATACGGCGCAAGCGCCAGTACACAAAGGTGTAGTAATTGCTTTGATCGGGCGCGGGCCAGACATAAATTTGCGGATGATCCACGCCCGTGGTCGGATTTGTACCTGCTGGTCTACCCCCGGAAGGATAGGTCGCGCCCGACTGACGATCCACCCACACCTGAATCGGACGCCCCGTGGCATTCTTAT